GCTGCTTGTGCTGCAGCTATTGCTGTTGCCTGTGCTGTTGATACTGGCTTATTGGCATCTGATGTGTTATCAACATTTCCTAATCCAAGAGATGCGGCTGTTACTGCAGCAACCTCTGACTTAAGTGCAAGTAATGAAGTGTCTGAAATACCGTGTACGCTTGTTGTATCTGCGGTGTGGGTATCTAAATTTGTTGCTGCTGTGGTAGCGGCAGCTGTAATTGCTGCTGCTCTAGCAGTTGCTTCTGCTTCAATTGCTGCTGTTCTAGCATTTACTTCTGCTGTAATTGCTGCACCTCTGGCAGTTGCTTCTGCCGTAACTGCGTTAGTAGCATATTCTTGAGTTGCAAGTAATGCTGTGTTTCCAATTCCGTGTACGTTAGTAGTGTCATCGCCATGTGAAGTTATTTCAGTGTTGACATATGTCATTGTTGCCAATGCTGCCATGTCCGCTACTCCGTGAACGTTTGTACTAATAGCAGCATGTGTTGCAATTCCTGCTACTGTCTGTGTTTGTAGATCATCTGCATATTTCTTAGTTGATGCATCGTAATCTGCTGTTGGTGTTGCAAGACCTGTGATTTTGTTATTGCCCATTGCAATAGCGCCAGTCATTGTTCCACCAGCAAGTGCTAATTTAGTTGCAATGCTACTGTTAATTGTAGTTACAAAACTTGCGTCATCATTGATGGCTGCTGCTAATTCGTTAAGAGTATCTAGTACTCCAGGGGCTGCGTCAATTACATTTCCTAATTGATTAATTGGCACCTGTCCTTGTGCATCTAGTGATGCAACTCCGTTGGCAACGCCACGGTCTTCAACTAAAAGATAATCACTAAGTGTATTTGATAAGTCTGAAGGAACAACGTTTGCATAAGCTAGGGCTGTCCAAGCAGTAGAACCTGTTCCAATTTTAGTTTTTCTAGTATCTGTCTCTACGCCCATTTCTCCTGCGGCTAGAGTTGGATTTGCTGCAGTCCATTGTGCTGCAGTACCTCTGCGAATTTGAATTCTTACTGTTGACATTTTATTCCCCTTTTACTGCTTTAGTTATGATATATTATATCATTTTTTTTTGTTATGCTATTGAACCTGAATCAAAAACAAGTTGAAATGAAGAGGTAGAGGGATCTCCACCACTAGCTACACCAGTTGTGCCTGAATTGTCTACTCCGTTGGCCTGAACTGTGTATATAGGTTCTCCATTATAATCGATTGCCAGACCAAGATCCATAAATGAAATTTCTTCAGATAAATCTGGGAGGTCTGTTGCAAGTGCAACGTTAACCCAAGCATTATCTAACTGAATTTGTAATTTATTTGATGCTGTATCGAATCTTAAAGGGGTTGTTCCTAATATGACTGAGGACTGGAATGTGGCAGATCCTGCGACATTGAGTCCGTTCTTTATTCTAAAGTTTTTATCTGTTGTTGCCATTTAAGTTCACATATCCCCTAATTGTTTTTTGGGGAGATTTCAGGCTCTCCCCTGGCCCTTTATTTAATTATTTAATTAATGTTCCAACTACAACAACTTCGGTGTTATTGTTTGCTGGGGTTACACGAATTCTTACATCTGAGCCAGAATAATCTGCAGTTACTGCAGCTAACTCTGTTCCGTTTGAATATGTAATTCCATATTCAGAAACTGCTACGTTGTTAGAAGTATCAAGTGTAACTACTAGGTCTGATACCTGAGTGTGGCTACCATTTTTTGCTTTAACTACAAGTTTAGCGCTTCTGTAATCTTCTGCTGCCCATGAGATAGCAGTTGTTGCTGCAGCGGTTACAATATTTCCAGTTGTTGCTGCAACTTGCTTGGCAACAGAGTTGTAATTAATTGATGTAAATGCTGTAGTTCCGTTTTGCTGTGCTGTATTAGCTGCTGCTGCTGTTGCTTCGGCTGCTGCTTGAGCGGCGTTGGCCTTAGTTGTTGCATCTGAAGCGGCAGTTGAAGATGCTGCAGAAATTGCTGAAGTAACATCTGCTGAATTAGCTTTTGTGGCTAATGCTGATGTAAGAGTTGTTGTGTAATTAGCGTCATCATTTATTGCTGCTGCAAGTTCATTTAATGTATTAAGAAGGTCTGGTGCGCCGTCTACTAATGTACTTACTGCTCCTGAAATTGCTGTATTACGATTTGAAACCTCTGTTGATATTGCAGATGAAAGAGCTGCTGCTGCGGTTGCTTCTGCTGCTGCTTGAGCTGCGTTAGCCTTTGTAGTAGCGTCTGCTGCTGCTGTTGCTTCGGCTGCTGCTTGAGCGGCGTTAGCCTTGGTTGTTGCATCTGATGCTGCTGCAGAAATTGCTGCTGATTGAGCAGATGAAGCTGATCCATATGCATCAAATGTATTAGCCTTTACTGTAAGATTGCCTGCACCATCTACTGCAAATGTTCCTGCGTCTACGGATTTTACAAGAGTGGCTCCTCCAACAAGGTTAAGGATATAGGCATCTCCGCCTGTTTCTGTAAGTATATTTTGGCCATTGATTGTACCTGTTGCGCCTTCAACTACAAGACCTGATTTGATTCTAAAGTTTTTTACTACTGTTGCCATTTTTTATCCCCTTTTACTGCTTATATTTTTATTGCTGTTCTAATATATCTTGCAGTAACTGCTGTACTCGTTGGAGTTACGCATAGCCCTATTATACCTGAATTTTCTTCAAATGTAACATTTGCAAGAGAAATATTTGTGTTAGAAATAATGTTTGACTGCGAGATGTTTATGTCAGTTCCATCATTAAGAACTACAATGTCTGATGTTTCATAAAGACTTCCTCTGGAAAGCTGTAACTGATAGTTTACTGTCCTGAAAGCTGTTTTTGAAAATGTATCTAATGTTGTTTTGTTTTCTATATCACTTACAGTTAAATCGTTGTTTCCTTCAAGACCTAAAAGAGAAACTGTTTCGTTAGTGGTATTAGACAAACTTGAAAGTGTTGTCTGTACCGCTGCTATTTTGTACTGAATTGAGTTTACGTCTGTTGATCCATCTATACCAACTTTTGCTTCAAGTGCTTCGATAGCATCATTGGCATTTATATGTTGATCTGCGTGTGAAGGACTTGCTAAACTGCTTGTGCTTGTCGGGTTTGTTAAAGTGTCTAAGCTTGTTGGGAAACTAGTTGCCAATTGTGCCACCATCCATTGTTACTGCATTATTTATTATGTTTAGCTGAGAGTCTGGGACTCCGCCGTCATACCCAATTATAACAGGGTTTTGTTCTTCAATTATTGAATTTTCATTTATTATTTCAAAATCTAATTCGTTTACGTCTACTGTATGTACGTTACCATCATAGTCATGTGTGTGTGGCAAAAAAGATAGATCTCTTGTTAAAGAAACCCACCCATTTCCATCATGTATCTTTAAGGCTCTGTCAGTTAAATTAAAAAACAAGTCTCCCATGCTTCCCTGTGGGTCGGAAGCAAGAGAAACTATGTTTAATAAAGATTTAACCTTTTTAGACATTTTAGCCTACTACAACAACTCTATATTGGCTAGCCGTAGGTGCTACAGCAAATCCTATTGAAACTATATCTAAAGTTGAGTGTGTTGTATCTACAATAACTTCTTCTTTACTTGATATGTCATAAACAGTAACTGCTATGTCTCTTGTATTTAAGAAATGAGATACTTGAAAAACAGTTGAAGATCCATCTCCAATTGTTTCTGAGTATTTTCTTGCAATTGCATGGTAAGGTGATCCAGTGCTACCAAGTTTCCATTGATCTGAGGTTTCGTCCCAAAGAATTTCTGCGTCTGGGGCACTTCCTCTTTCTACAACGATTCCAGCATCTACAGTTGGTGCTCCTGTTGCATTACTGTTAAGTTTTACCTTGTTATCTTCAATATTAATCTGCGTTGTGTTTACAGAATTAACAGTTCCAATAACATTTAGGTTTCCGCCAACTTGCAGATTTCCAGTAATCTCTACGTTGTCTGGCAATCCAATTGTTACTGCGGATGTGTGTCCACTATTTGGGGAAACAGTAACTTCGTTTGCTGTTCCAACGATAGTTGCTACATAATCTCCTGTTGTTTGAGTATCTAGCGGGATGACTAAATTGGTATCGCTTGCTGCTGTTATTCTTCCTTGCTGATCAACAGTAAATGTTGGTACCTTGGTAATTGAACCGTATGTGCCAGCTGTAACAGCGGTATTATCTAGGTCTATTGTTGTAGTTCCAGATGAATCGTCGTATGTAGCAGTTAGTGATTGGCCTCCAACTACATATTGACCAATTGCGTCTTGAATTACTTCTAATGAGCCAGAAGTTGAGATCCAGTCTGTTCCATCAAAAAAGTATAAAATATTATTTGATGTATTAAAATAAATCTGTCCTGATACTGGTGACGATGGTGCGCTTGCTAAATTTTGAACTCTAGCATTTAAAAGTTCATTTTTATTTAGATCAAGATTTACTACAAATTGTCTTGCCATTTTGTTTCTCCTTTATGACAGATATGCTGTCCCTGAAAATGGTTGAGCCATTCTCAGCGTTATTTTATTTAAACTGTTGTAATCTACTTCAGTTTCTAAGATATCTCCTGAACTAGCTTTTACTGTTACGTTTGGGCTAAATCCAAGATTGTGTGTTATTTCTATAGAATACACTCCTGCTGATAAAACAAGATTTTGTAAAGACCAAGAGCTAGAAAAAGCAAATTCTCCTGGAGTCTGAACTAATGTTATCTGTTGAGCATTGCTCCAAGACAAATCATTAAGTTTTGGTCCATAGAATTTTGTTGTAACAATATCATAATAGAAATCTCCAGTTATACCCAAATTGTTTGAAGGTGCTCCAGAGCCATTTAATATTGTTCTTCCAGCAGGTCCTTGTGGTCCTGGGGAATTAACAACTACTTGATTTTTTACTCCTGATATAAATACTTGCTCTGCCATCAGATGGTTACCGATCTGCTAAGAGATATAAAGCCTTCAAGTAGTTTTATTTTATTTGAATTGCTATCTGTAACCATTATGTCATATGATGACTTTGGATAAAATAACTTACTTGTTTGTGTCGGTGTCATCTTAATTGTTAGCTTACCGTTAGTGGGGTCTATTACAATTCCGCCAGATGGCGATGTTAGGGTAAAAGCTAATTTAGTTCCGCCTTTTAAATCACGGACTTGCATTTTTGCAGAAGCGCCAGTTAGATCTATGGGATTTCCATCTTGATCTTGATAAATTGCTTCAAACGTGTGGGTTGTGTTTTGATCCACTTCCCAATTTTTTTGTCCTGCCATTTGCTAGTACTCCTAAATAGGAAAACTCCTATGCCAATTTTAGCACAGGAGCTATCCTAATCGAGTAAGATTTATTTCTTGGTAAATCCAAATGAGCTTTCGTTTGGATTAAGTGCTTTCAAAATAACTGGTAGACAAGCCGCAATACCGCCCTTGATTAAGTCTCCTGGGTCAGTATTTCCAGTCATGTAAAGAGCAATAGCTGCTCCTAAGAAGTGACGACCATAACTTGCCAAAGCTGCTAGAATTTTTTCTTGCATTTCTACTAGTCCATTCTTTTTAAGATCTTTTGTCATATAGATCCTCCTATTTCTGGGCCTTGCGCCCAGTAATTTTGGGTTTTACCCCAATTACATTATATACCTATTAAGAAGAAATGTCTACAAGCTCACAATTTCCATCTGAGCTGCACGCAAGCGTGGCGTTTGTAGATGTTCCATCTTCTGTTTCGTAAAAATATAAGTCCGCCCATCTAATTTCTTTAGGCATTCTTGAAACTAGTTCTTCATATTCTAATTTAGAAACTTCTTGGTATGGAGCCTGCTTGTATGAGTGATCGGACATAGGCAAGAATGATATTCCAGAGACTTCATCAAAGTTTTTATATACCCAAGCTCCTACTTCCATCCATTCATCTTCTTTTACTGAAACTGTGATAGATGGCTTATGCTCACACCATGCACGTTGGTAAACTAACCAAATATTTAAGTGTTCAATTGCGGTCAAATCTTTTCTAACCACAGCCCCATCTGGAGCTTTTATTGGAAACGAAAATACATAGGTGTCGTTTGGCTTCATAACGTCATCCTCTACTGGAATTCCAACTTCTTTTAAAAATGTAGATATTGGGTCTCCTTTTGAGCCACGAACTGTTCTAATGTAATACGGAGAATGCCAAGCATGCATTCCTGAAGATACTCCAACTAGTTGAGATACTGTTCCTGATGGCTTTACACATGTAATAGCAGCAGACTCTGGAATTCCAAGATTTCCTGCCTCTTTTTTATTTGTCTCTCTAGCTTTTTCTCTAAGAGTCATTAAAAATGCTTCTAAAGACACCAAGTCTTCTTTTCCAGACATAAACTGATGACCAAATTGTCCAGTCAGAGATACCCCTAGTAATCTTTCCTCTTCTGTGTTATCTTTCCAAATTTTACGAAGGTACTTAAAATTAGTAAGAGTAGACTGCCATGTTCCAAGAATTGTTGCTAGTTCTACTTTACGCTCAATATCTTTTTTTGTATCTTTTTCACGTAGTACGACTTCTGAAAGATTACAAAACTGATAAGGACGTAAAATAATTTCTGAACAAGGGTTAGTTCCGTAGTGTATATCTGGATCTCTTCTTCCATACTTGGCTGCCTGGGCTTGAGCTGCGGCCACATTGTATATACCTCGTTCTCCTGATTTTGAATCATATAAGGATTTCCATTCTGCAATAAATTGTTCCATCTCTGGTTTACGAGAATACGCAACAGAGTTATTTGAAAGAGCACGTTGTCCATTATGCTCCCACCAATTACCAGTTTTTGCTTGTGCCATTTCAATATCATTAATATTAGAAAGAGAAATTAATGCAGACCTTCTAACTCCACCAACTACTACAATTTCTCCAATCTTACACATAATGTCATGTGCCTCAATTGGTTTAAATGATCTACCTGCTGCAGATTTAAATTTTGCAATTGTAAAATCAAACAAGTTAACTAATGGCTGTGGTCCTGATGACCTACCACCCATAGTCTTAAGTCTTGCGCCAGCGGGACGAAGTTTGCTTACATCAATTGAAGGAACTTGACCAGACCAAAGAAGTGCAAGCAATTCACGAAACGCTTTTGCCCAACCAGACTTAGAATCTTCAACAATAATTACTGTTGTAGACTTTTCAAAAGATTCTGGAATCGCTGGAAGCTTATTGATGTATTTATACTCAACGGAAAACCCTACTCCCGTTCCACACATAAGTATATACATTGTTTCGTCAAATGATCGTGGAGAATCTACTGGTATAAACGAACAATTATATCCTGCAACATGGTCTCTATCTAAAGCAGGTCCTGCTGTCATTACAGATCTCATTGATGGCATTACATCACGATTGTAAACAGATTCTTTTAATTCTTTTAATAAATTTGGTTCTGGGACGTAGCCATTGTTGTCTTTAAGATACTTTATCATGTAGTCAAAATATCTATCTACTGTTTCTGCCCATGTCTCACGACGGTTTTCTTCTGAGATCCATCTTGCATAACGAGACAATGCAATAAAATTTTCATATGGGTTTTCAATAATTTTTGACATATATACCTTTTTCTTCGCTTAGCGTTTGATTATTTTTGGATGAGGTCTAAGTGTATCAAACTTTATTTATAAAAAGAAGTGTTTATAAGTTTTTTAAAAAATTATTATTACTCAACTAAAAGAATGTTTAATAACTTAAATAGTTATATGTCAACGCTAAATCATTACTTTACACAAAAAAATACTAGTTGACTAGATTGACTTATTCTTGTTTATAATGGTATTATTATAGTTCGTTATCTCTAAAGGAGGAATGCCAATGGAGAAAATTAAAGAACGTTTGAGTGATGTAGTCCATAACTGGATGGCAATAGGAGTAGCAGTGCTATTTTTATTTTCCGTTCAACCAGGGCCTACGGCTTCTCAAGCTTTAACTGTAGAAATACAAAAAACTGAAAAACAACTAAAAAGAGAAATACTAGATAAGTTCAGCAATGAAACTTACAAGCACTCTCAAATGCTTGCCCCAGAAGATTTAAAAGATTTGCTGTGGGCTGTTGGATTTGAAGGAACTGCTTTAAAAACAGCTTGGTCTGTTGCAAGGATAGAATCAAACGGGAGACCGCTTGCTCTAAACGACAACAAATCGACTGGAGATAAATCTTACGGAATTTTTCAAATCAATATGCTAGGGGAACTTGGCGTAGACAGATTAGAGAAATTTAATTTAGTTTCAAATAAGGAATTATTTGATCCAGTAACAAACGCAGAGATAACGTATTTTATGACTAAGGGCGGCAAAGACTGGTCATCATGGTCTGCTTCGACAGGCAAAGCCCAGGATATTGTAAAAGATTTCCCTAAACAATAAGGAGCCATATTGAAAAAGATACAAATCGTATCTAAATATATAGCCCTATCGGAAGAAGGCCTTGTTCCTAGACTTGAATGTCCTATGGATCAAGGCTTTCTTATGCCTAATGTAGATTTAAATGATAGAATATATTTATACTGCCTTTCTTGCAGTTACAAAACAACAATTGGGAGTAACCGTTATGAGTCTATTGAAAAACTTGTTAAATCAAGAAGTTCCTACTGACGGTGGTCAAATAAAAGAAACAGACTCTATGGGTCGAGAAATATTTTGGCTAGACATAGGTAGACCCAATGAATGAAGAAAAAGAGCCTTCTCAAAACTTAGAAGATAACCTTCCAATGGTTAATTATATTATGTTGCACAGGATATATGACTTATTAGTGCTAATATCGAAATCAGTTGCTAAGCCAGAAGAAGTTCAAAAAATGATTGACTATCACGAAAAAGGTTTTTTGCTTGGACCCGTTCCTTCTTTTACTTCTGTAGATAGCAATGAAGATGTCTAAAAAAAATCAGTTAAATATTCCTCCATTTTTTTATTTTCCCAAGCACATGTTCTATTTAAAACCAATGAATTTAAAAACTTTAGAAAAAAGAAATTTATTAAAAAAAATACCAAAAGTAATAAAACTTAAATCTAATTACCATATAAAACAAGGAAACAGGGCAAAAAATTTATTAAAAATGTCAAAAAAACATGGAGAAGTTTTTTCTTTTTTTGTAAATAACGAACTTTTTATTGCAGCATTTTCTCCAGAAACTGCATACCAAATATCCGTGGCTCAAAAAAATAATTTTTCAAAAGGTAGAGCTTGGAACAGAATTAGAAAATTTGGTGGCGAAGGAATGCTTACCTTGGAAGAGCCTACTCATACTGAAAGAAGGGGTATTGCACAGCCAAGCTTAAGTTATAAAAAAATACAAAAAGATTATTTTGATATCATGTGTATTAAATCTGAAAACAAAATGTCTGAGTGGAAGAATAATAAATATATAGAAGTGCACACCGAAATGGTCAACTTAACTCTAGAAATAGTTTGTCAATCTTTATTTGGTATTGATTTTAAAGAAAAAACCGCTTTTATAAAAAAACACATGGATATTTGTGTAGCAAATGCCGAAAGAACCGTGTCCCCATTACTGCACAGATTTGATAATTCCAACCTACCAATATTTAAACAATTTAGAGAATCCTCAATAGAGCTTTTTAATTTTGTTAAAACAACTATTGATGAAAGAATTGCAAACCCTGTAGATTCAGATGACCTTTTAAATGTTTTTATAAAATCATATCAAGATCCAGAAAACAATTTATCTTTATCCGACATAAACAATGAAATACTTACACTTTTGCTAGCTGGCTTTGAAACTACTGCTAACACTTTAGCTTTTGCAATATGCAACATAAACGACAATCCTAAATATCTTGATCTTATGAAAAAAGAATCACAGCAAATCCTTTCAAAAAGAAATAATGATAATTTTATAGAACTAGTATCTAATGCAGAAATTTGTTCATCTGTAATTAAAGAAACATTACGAATTTTTCCTCCTCTTTGGATACAGCCAAGATTTTGCAAGAAAGATTCTATTATTGATGGTCATTTTTTTCCACAAGGAGCCAATATTGTTTTAAGCTCTTACCCAATCCACAATAATCCAAAAATATACGAAAACCCAGAAAAATTTATGCCAGAAAGGTGGACTAAAGATTTTGAATCTAACCTTCCAAGAGGATCATACTTTCCATTTGGAATGGGATCTAGAAAATGCATAGGAGATATGTTTGCTATGCTGGAAATGAAAGTAATTCTATTAAACATATTTGCAAATTTTGATTTAACTACAAAGAAAAAAAATCCAGGTGGGCAATCGCATGTTTCATATAGACCTTTAAAGAAAATAAAAGCTACAATTAAACCTATTGACTTATAAATTAAAATATTTTACTATTGCATAGATGCAAACTTATGGTTTGCAGTTGCGTTCTTTTAGAATGCATTAGACCCAGACGGACCCGCCTCTGTCTGGGTTTATATTTTAATAGGGTGTATAATTAATTTATGAGCCCAAGATATTTTTCTAAATTTACTAACAGCCCCTCTGCTGAAAGCGGTTGGTATCATTTTACTGGTGCAAATTTCAAGCCAGGGGACGTTGAATACAACATGTATATAAAATTTAAATTATTCAAGTATAAATTTAAAAAATTATTTAGAAAATAACTTTACCTAAACCTGCAGATTAGCCATTTTAAGCCTCTGAGAGTCATTTTAAGACAATTTCACACATATTTGGTCTAGGAGTGCCATTAATAGTATTTAGACGCCTTAAAATCATTTTCAAATTGTTTACACATATTCGTAACTTCATTATAGAGATCTTCAAGTTCTTTAAAATGTTTTTCTAAAGCTTCTGAATGTTCTTTAAGCTTGTATACAAACTTAATCTTATCGTAAATTCCAGGTTTTTTTTCTGGCACGGCATTAGTGTATCCTGGGTGAGACAAAGCATGCACTCTTATTTCTTTTCTTGCTTTTTCTAAAAATTTACTGTAATCTTCATTTGAAAGAGCTAATTCTTCTCCAAGCATTGTCTTTGTAAAAAAATTTATGTCTTTTGTTACCTGATCAAAAGTAAAAACATTAAGATTTTTAAAATTTTCTAGAGCTGCTGACGCATACCCCTTGTATATCTGTATTTGTGCGTAAATCTGATCATCTATATTAATGTTAGGTGTCTCTGCAGGAATAACCACCCCAGCAGACACTGTATCTCCTGCACCTCCATATGTTTTAGTTATAACTGAAGGAATTATATCTCTTGGATCTCTAATAATAGTCATTTGTTTTATTGGAGCATACAATCCATATAAACCAATTATATTATTGCATCTCATAACAAAGTTCTTGCCGTCTGGGATAGGGCTGGTATTAATTGAATTTATGTCAGAATCTAAAGGGTCTCCCTCTCTACGATTAATACTTTTTGCTAATAGGTATTGTGCCCAAGTAGAACCACTCCTAGGCATAGAGTTAATTATTATTTGATTATACTCATACATTATAGCTCCTATATTCTCGGTCTAGTGAATCGTCGAAAAAGAGAGTGAATTTGGATATTTCATGTTCTCCTAATTTTTTGCCACTTAGATCTATTCCTTTTCGATAAAGACCAGTTCCTTTACCAAGTTCTGTTTGACTATCTACATATGCATGTTGATCTTCAGATGGAAAGTCCTCTAACATTCTTTCATTATATTTAACGGTAATTTTGCTATTATTAAGTGCGGCGGCGGAAAAGGGCATAAATGCTGCTATTTGTGTATATGCAGGTATAGTTATTTTCTTATTAGGTTCGGTTAACCTCAAAGTAATTTCCCATGCACCTTTGAAAAAGGAGGTGGAAATAAGCGTTGTATATACCTGAAATCCTTCATAGAACTTATTAGGAATAGGATAGGCCAACATGCTAGTATTCTTATCTGTTTTAAATCTAAGTCCTGTAGATATAGCTAATGTGGCCCAACCTCTATGCTTATGTATCCAAGTATCTCCAGAATGTACTGTAATTCCATGATTTTCTTCTGAGTCATATGTCCCATCCCAGGTAAATGAGATCTCTTCTGGAAAGGATATGCCATATCCCATCTGGTTAGCTAATGTCATAGGCATACATCTGTATACTGCATCAAATGGAAGATTATCCATCCAATCTCTCTGTACTGGAAGAGGAGAAATTATTCCAGATCCCCCGCCTTTTAATTTATAAACTTCAACTTCGTACATTTAAACCAATACGCAGGATAGAAATATGTATGCAGCTAAAAAGATAAGCATACTTGCGACTATCTTCTTATAAATAGTATTCATCCTATCATTATACAATATTATATTATATATAGCTATATAATCCTAGTCAACTAGAATATATATACCAACATTACAAGCAAAAATATTACTCCTATGGTTATATAATCTGCTTTGCCATTATTCATTAATTTCAGTTACCTTAAAATTGTCCCAAACAACAAATGAAGTTATAGGTCTTACTTTGTCATCTTTACCAGGCTGATGATGATTCCAATACCATAACTCTTGCTTATTAGCAGTTTCTATAGCTTCCTCTTCACTATTAGCCATAACTTCAATTTCATAAAATTCTTCCGTTTTGCATAAAACTTTATAGGACTTGCTTCCTTCTCCAAATTTCTGTCCTGGATCTACTAAAAACGTATATTCAAAAAATTTTCCCTTTACAACTTCAAATTTAATCTTTTCATGAAAAAGTATAGATCCACCTTCACATACGGGTATAATTTTATTGCCAGTCTGTTCTGGAAATACCACGCTAGAATCATCTTCTCTAGATACTAAAGCTTTTATATAAAAAGGATCTTTATTTTCATAACGATACATGTATTTGCTTATTACCATTTTTTGGATTTTCTTCATAACTTTTAGATTATCTTCTAAGTCTAAGCTATCGAAAGTATTAATATTTGTTACTATGCACTCTTCCATATATTTCCTTCTATGCTTTATGTTTTCTGTGTATTTTCCAGAATTGGAGCATAGGAACCCCTACACCCCTTAAAAATTAAAGAGTATCCCCGAAACTGGCACTAGGTTGTAAACCCGCAATTAATCGGTTACTGCTTTGCTTAATGACTTTTCCGTCATTGTATGCACCTGAAGTTTAACCCCTTGATATTATCTCCGAAAACTGTTCAAGGTTATCATGATAGCATTTAAAATATTTCTAGGTCAAGGATATTTATTATTTATTTTTAGGAATTAAAGTCTGAGGTCCTTCTGTACCAAATAAAGACTTTTTAATAGGAACACAGTTAGGTACCTGTCGACCATTTTTATCTTTCATGCCTACCTGCTTGTATCCGCTCCAACAAGTTTTTTGCATATTGTCCCATTTGTCTTCTTCTTCGTTATCTGATAGGTAATCCATTGTATTGTCCATAATCAAATTATAGCATTATTGATTTTAGGATCTTAGCTATATAATCTTAGTCGACTAGTATTTTAGATTTCATAAAATGTTAATATATTTTTAATTTGTATGATACACCCCTGCGAGATGTCCGATATGCCCCATTAGTGCGACCATATGTGATGTAACTCATAATGTTTTTACAAAGTTTTTTTTAATTTGTCCGACATGTCCGATTTGTGATAGGCATAATGTCAGACCCCCCTGCTAGGATTATAGTATAAAGAAAGTAAGAAAGTCTTACTAAGAAAGGTAGTTAAAATGACTACACTAATCAGAGAGATTACTCTCTCTAATGTCCGAGCCGATGAGGCTAATCTAATTGTCTGCGTTTTCTGCTCAGACTACGCAAGCGAAATGTTTTGCGGTAAATGTAAAGAATACAAGGGCTTAATGACCCTTGGTGAGTGGTTAGCATACACTCAAGAAAGTTGGGTGATGTAATGTTATCCGAAAAAACTTTTAATAAAATTGTTTGGGAATACCAAAATGGTGGCGTGGTTTCTAATCACCCCGAATTAACTACCTATGAGCGTAAGGTATTGCTACGCTACTTAATCTCTCTCCCTACTGTGACTAAGGTCACAGAATAGGCGACAGCGTGTCGCTTGATAATGTCGGGCGACTATGATAGATTTACCTTAATGAAAAACCTAACGAAAGAAGGACAGAAAATGACTATAACTTATACACTATGGCAAGGTAGCCAACTGCTAGCCGTAAATCAAAAGGCTAGTAAGCCCGAAGAAATCTTAGCGGTAATCGCTGAGTTAAATAAACTTGGTAAGGGTTTTACTTACAACATTAGAGAAGTAGAGGTAAATAAATAATGATGACCAAATGGGATACAATTCAGGCAGATGTAGCAGATGCTTATGTCTATCTAGATGAAGAAGAAGCGTTAAATAAGATTAACGCTGAGGCGATTAGCGATAGCGATATCGTTAGCCTTGATGAAATTATCGAAAATGAATTAACATTAGATTGGGAGGCATACGAATAATGAACTTAGAATTATTATTAGACAGCGAATACTTTTCGCTATACATTAACGGGCTATGGCCTAATGGTGTCGGTATAGATATCCCAACATGGCTACTAGTTGGCTCTATTGGTTTTATTTATTCTATCGCATTACTTAGGAGAGATAAGTAAATGGCTAACCCTAGCGGATTTTATACCTGCCCTAAATGTGGCAGGTTAAACGCTGGCGCATATACTAAATGCGTATGTGAGCAAGATCACAAAGAATAAACGGCGTGTCGGCTTGACAAAAGCGGAAGCGCCCACAAAAGCTGTGGGGGCATTTTGTGATTTAAGACACACTATAAAAAAACCCTGAATCCTGTGGATAACTTTCGGGCGTGTCGTGGCGTGTCGGGCGTGTCGTCCACAGGCTAAATGTGATTAAGGACACACGACTTGAGCGTCTCAAAATATGGAATTACTGGAAAGTAATATGCAAATTGTCGGTGGGTTAGAGTATAATATCGGCATATAACAAAACGAAAGGAAGTGGCTAACAATGGCTAACTTATACACAATAGAAAACCTTTTACAAGGTAAAGAATATCGCTCTAATTCTCTTAATGGAGAAATTATTAGCGGTGAAAAAACCGAACATTGGTTTGGTAATGATAAAGAAGCGTATCGTGTTTTAATTCGCACACCGCATTCTTATAAAGACCACTATCGCATAATTGCGGTTAAGGTAGGTGAATAATATGGGATACATAGAAATCTTTAGAATGAATGATGAGGGTGCTGGCTGGGTAGATTTATCCGAAGCAACACCCGCAGAAATGTTAGATTTAGAAATCGGATTATTTCAGGAAGGTGCGCTCTAGGGCGTGTCTTTCCCGAAATTGTCGGTGGCTTAGGCTATAATTACATTAACAAACTACGAAAGGAAAACTATAAATGGGAAATCTAGCAGAAATAATCGGGGTCGCTTGTGATGAGTGTGGCGGTGCTGGCTTCATATTCTTTGGTGATGAAAAGAATTATGATGTGGAAAGTTGCGACTGTGTTCAAGATACATGGGGTATCTAATGTATAAATTATTTACTTACTATGACGGCAATTTAGAATACACACACCAATTTGCTGACGCTCTTCAAGCATTTGAAGCGTTCGCTAAATGTTATGATGTCGGGTTCGCTAAAGAATTAGCAACCTATAATTTAACTATGCCTAATGGCAAAATGTATACAAAAAACTTTAGTAGACTAGGATTGGTATCCGCAAAATGATGACCCGTAAAGATTATATCGCTACTGCTGAAATATTAAAATATATTAGCGACAAAACGCACCCCGCTGTTTTTTCTAAAACTGTTCACGATTTCGCAGAAATGTTTGCGAAAGATAACGAACGATTTGATGTAATCAGATTTCATAAGGCAAGTGGATATCGTGTTCCTAACTTCTCTTCAAAATAAAGTAAAACGAATTCAGGAATTGCGCCGTAGTAATGCGGCGCAACCTGTTCGCAATAAAAAAAAATACACACGCAAAATTAAATATAAAAAAACTGATCTAATATAATCTCGGGCGTGTTGCAGCTTACAACGCGGTCGGGCGTGTCGCGCCCACAAGGGTGCGGGGTCGGGCGTGTCGTTAAGAGTGTGATTAAAAACACCCTGAAAGCTGGGGTGTTTTGTAATAAATGTCAGTGGCCTATGATATTATTCTCTTAATAACGAAAGGTCAACTCATGAAATTAAAAAGATCTAATGATCGCAAAGTCGCTAACCTTGTTACAAAGAATGGCAAGCAAGCAGCAATTGCTAATACTTTTGGATTACCCGCTGGCAAAGATTTTTCATGCCCTGGCGCAACTTCTATTTGTGAGACTGTTTGCTATGCGGGAAAATTAGAAAAACTTTATAAGGCTGTTAAGGCTAATCTGCTGCACAATTGGGAATTGTTACGCAATGCGGATAATGACACAATGGTGCGTTTATTGGATGAGATGATCATAGAATTTGTTGCTGATTGTGATAAGAAGAATGCGCCTAAGTTATTCCGTATTCACTGGGACGGAGATTTTTTTAATGATACCTATACCTATGCCTGGAAGACTGTTATTGAAAAGCATTCCGATATTCAATTTTGGGTATACACACGGGTGAAGGACGCAGCGATTATCCTAAAAGATATATCTAATCTATCTTTATATTATTCTACGGATGATGAGAATAAAGAGATCGGCCATGAACTAAAAGTAAATGAAGGAATTCGCCTTGCTTATCTAGGAAAAACTTTCGCCGTTACTGAAAGTACAATGAAAGAATTAACGGGCAAGCCTGGCGCTAAGTGTCCTGAGAATATGAAAAGCATTCCGCTTATTAGCAATGCAGGCTCTGCATGTGTGTCATGTGGATTATGTGTCTACGGTAAAGCAGATATTAGATTTAGCGCTAGTAAAAAATAAAGAAAAAAGGTATAATATACTATGGAATTAATTGGAGCGCTAATTGGATTCTTTTTTGTTTTGTTTTTAATTCTTCCGCCTTTAATTTTTTTATTTGTTTTATTATATACAAAACCTGATATAGATAACAACGGGCTTAGCGGGGAACAATAGCGCCGCAGCTGCGCCCACAAGGGTACGGGGTCGGGCGTGTCGTTACGGGTGTGATGTAAAACACCCCGAAATCCTACAGATATGTAAAGAATTGTCGGTGTATTGTGGTAAAATACTCTTATCCAACAACGAAAGGCTCTAATGAAAACAGTAGAACACTCTCTTAGATTTATTACAGAGTTAGATGAAACTAATCCAACCGCACAACGATTACTAGAATTAGATAAAGATATGCAGGCACAATTATTAGAAGGAATGCTACACTCTTTACTCGTTCCCGATATTATGCCACTTATAGATAATCTAAACGCAGGCAACTCTTATGCAACACTAAAGGTTGTGAAATAATGTTAGCAACTGCTATCGGGATACTTGACGCAACCAAAGATAGTATTTTTGACGATGAAATTATGGGATTAGCAGGCGAACTCCATGAACGCAGAAATGAACTATCAGATGAAACTTTTGCTAAGTATTTATTTATGTATTCCACAG